GCCCGCCACACCCACGCCACCACCCGCCTTCCACATCACGCCATACACCTTCAAGGATCCCCGCTCCTTGCCGCGCCGCGAATTCGCATTCGGCACTCACTACATCCGCAAATACGTGTCGGTAACGGTGTCTCCTGGTGGCATCGGCAAGACCTCCAACAGCATCGTCGAGGCGCTATCCATGGTGTCCGGGCGCGATCTCACGGGTATCAAGCCGCCGAATCGCCTCCGCTGCTGGTTGTTCAACGCCGAAGATCCACGCGATGAAATGGAGCGGCGAATTCAGGCCGCGTGCCTGCACTACCGGCTTTCCGCCAAGGATATCGACGGACACCTGTTTCTTGATACCGGACGCGAGCAGGACTTGGTGGTGGCCGTCGAGGACAAGCGCACCGGCACCAAAATTCAGGAGCCGATCGTCAAGGCCGTTATTCGCGAGATTCTTACGCACAAGATCGACGTGATGATTGTCGATCCTTTCGTGTCGACGCACCAAGTCAATGAAAACGACAACGGCGCCATCGACAAGGTGGCCAAGCTATGGGCGCAGATTGCCGACGACACGAATTGCTCCATCGATATCGTCCACCATCTGCGCAAGGTGGCGGATAGGGAGGCTACCGTGGAGGATGCACGCGGCGCCGTGTCGCTGATAGGCGCAGCCCGGTCTGTGCGCGTCCTAAACCGCATGTCGGAGGAGCAGGCCACGGCGGCAGGCGTGCCCATACAGGAGCGTTATTCTTACTTCAACATCCACCAGGGCAAGGCCAACCTGACTAAAATGTCCATGGCGCAGGACTGGCGTCGCTTAGAAAGCGTGCCTTTGGGCAACAATGGCCGAAGCGCATTTATGAAGCAGGATCATGCCGGCGTCGTCACGGAGTGGAGGTGGCCGGGGAGCGAGGAGATCAAGGATGGGCTAACCGACGAGCAACTTCACCACATCAAAACCTTGCTCGACAATGCCGATTACAAGCCTGCCGCAAACGCCAAGAATTGGGCTGGGCAGGCCGTGGCTTATGCAATCGGTGCCGACTTGGACGATAGCGCACAGAAGCGGCGCGCAGGCACTATCCTGAAGGCGCTTATGAAAGAGGGCGAGATCGTCGAGGTGTTCGGACGCGATCCCATTTCGCGGAAGGTGGCTGCGTTTGTGCGGTCGAATGAGTACAACCAAGAGGCGGTATAATGCACAATTATTGCAACCTTAGATACTGCGCAATGTTGTGCGAAAGTGGCGCGAAAGTAGTGCGCAATCCTATGTGCCGACACAAGTGCGCAAGTGCGAAAGTTACTATAGTACTTTCGCAGACTTGTGCGCGCGCAATGTGTCGTAAGTGAAAAAGTCTCAACATTGCGCACAGCAGTTGCTAATATAAGGAATGCCTAATGAGTAAATCACCCCCCCCCACCCGCCGCCAGACCACGGTACGCGTCAACGGCAAGCGGATGGTCGTGACGACGGCGAAGGGCAAGACGACCGTCAAGCCGGCGTTGCCGGAGGAATGGGAATTGCAGGCCGCTCAGATGAAGCGGCTGCACGCCATGCCGGAATACGGGACGCGTTTCCTGACGGCCGGCGATCAGAACAGCGCCAAGCGCGGGCGCAAGGCAAGCATGCAAGCCAAGGCGGCTGGATTAGCGCCCGGTGAGCCGGACGTGCGTATCTGGCTAGAGGGTGGCCGCGTAGGGCTGATTGAGAACAAGGTGGGTAAGGCGGCACTGGAGCCTAGCCAGGTTATCAGGCATCCCTTATTGGCCGCGCTGGGGCATCCCGTGGAGGTGGTGCGTGCCGTTACGTGCGAAGAGGCCGCCGATAAGGCGGAAGCGTTGGTTCGCGGGTGGTTGGCAACCAGCGCCGTAGCCGACAACGACAATCAACCCAGCACCAAGATTACACCGCTCCTTGACGCAAACGCGCGAGGCGCTTCTTATGGGGACAGTGGTGCTGTTTGCGGCAGTGGTGCTGCGCGCCACAAGATGTAGGGAAACAGGGGCGAGGAAACGATGCGGCAAGCAGACAACGACAACGAAAAACCGCGCATGGCAGCGCATGGCGAATGGATTGGTGATGAATTCTTTCCAGATACGCCATTCCACAAACTACCAAAAACAGAAATCGAGGAAAAGCGCAAAGCCGAATGGTGCGCAATGCACAAGGAGCGGGCAAGGTTGGCGGTACGAATGAAGATCGGCAAGGACTGGGATGGTAAGGCGGACAACGATAACATTGCCTGGCCGCTGGCCACATCCCTGGTGCGCGAAGGCAACACCGAACTGCTTAAGACGGCAATGGCGTATCGGCGGATTTACGATTCGGCTAATAGCGATGCGGTACTAGGCGGCTCGACGTACACGCCGAAGGAAGGGAAGGTTATTGATTACGTTTCGGAGCTTGACGAGTCTACCGGCAGGATATCCTACGGCAAGGCGCGTAAATCGAATTCGGCTGATGCCATCGCCTCAACACCGGCTCGCCGGAAAAACATAACGAATGATGCAACGCTTGCCGCATCGTCGCCAGTACCCAAGCCATGGAATGGCGATCGCGCTGTAAACGATATGATTGATAATCGCGGGAAGCTTGCGGATATACGCAGCCGGCTTGGTGTGCTTGTCGAGCCGCTGGAATTAGCGGTAGTGGAAGGAAAGACGTATCAATCAGTCGGGAATAGCATCGGCGTTGCGGACCGAAGCGGCTCAATAGCAGCCGGTCGTTCTGTTGTGCACCTTGCGCTCATAGCTGCTAGGGATGCCATAGGTGAGATAAGGCGAGAAGACATAGCCGCATAACCAGTACGGATTCAAACCGCTTCAGGAACCTTAGTTATGAGAAGACTAAAAGCAATTCTGGCGCATTTCGCGCCGCTAAGGTTTCTGCATTATGTGGCCCGATTACGATGCGGAGCACTACGAGGCTCTGCACAATCTCGATTACTACGATGGTAAGGATGGCGCACCCGGTCTAGCCGGGTGGGTTATGTCCTATTCGGAATACGAGAACAGCAGGCCGGCGAACCTTTCGAGGAATATGTCGGCGTTCGCCACGGAATATCTGCGCAGACACAAACGCGCATAAAGAACCCGGCACCATGCTGCAGTTAGGTGCAGCCGCTGAGTGTCGGGTTGCTATTTGGCGACAGGAATAACACTGCAGCGTGCGGCGCTGGTGCCTGTCGTCTTCGCCATACGAAGATGCCGCGCGCCCGTGAGGGTTAGCGTTCTCGCCGGGAATTTGATCGTGGCGCTTAGCCCGGCACCCTGCGGACCACCGCCATGTGGCAACCGCCATCTTCGTTCCATTCGTCGCCCATACCAAGCGTATGTGGCGCATTCGTTGTTGCTGGTAGCAACAACAGCACCGCCCGTTGCGCGCTCCTCCTCGCTGCATCGGGCGTTCTGCGGCCGGGTTGAGGTGCCCATAGATAAAGGGCGTGCCTCCCCGGTCGCTTCAGATGCTGTGGTCGTAGGATGTGCACCACGTTAATCAAAGAAGTCATCCACCATTTATCGCCGCTCTAGCTCAATTGGCGGAGCCCTTGCTTGTATCAAGGATGATGCGGGTTCAATTCCTGCGGGCGGCTCCATTTATCGTACATGCGCCAAGGGCGCAACGTGCTCGGTGAGCGTTAAGGCGCTCACTGCCCCACCGCCAGCTAGTTGCCACGGCTCCATCACCAAGGCACACCATGGCCAAGAAAGACAAGCGCAGCGCTGAGGCGGCTGCGTATAGGCGGCTGTACAAGACAGCCGCCTGGAGGCGTATACGCGACCGTCAGCTATCGACACAGCCGCTATGCCAATGGTGTCTGGAGCAGGAGATAGTCGAGCCTGCAACAGAGGTACATCATGACGGCGCACACCGTGGAGACATCGAGCGTTTCTATGATGGCCCGTTCATATCGACGTGTCGTCCATGCCACGCATCGCGCGGCCAGCGCGAGGACTTGGGGACGTACATTGAGTTTGGCCTCGATGGATGGCCCCTATAGGGGTATCTCTCAACTCTAGGCTTGCTCCGCCAAGGACCGGCGTTGGTACCAAAGCGTTAAACGCCGCAAGTTTTCAAAAAGTGTTCCAATAAGGTAATTTAGGGTTATGGGCGCAAGAGGACCGCGCCCTGAGACGCCGGAAATGCAGGCGCTAAAGGGCAACCCCGGAAAGCGCAAAAAGCGCCCGCCTTCGATAAGGCCGTCCGGCGACGTTTACATTCCGAATTACCTTGAGGGCGACGCACGCGAGTGCTTCGAGATGATAACGGGGGCAATGCCTCCTGAAACATACTCGGCAACAGACGCCGGCGGCATTGCGGTTTATGCCGTGGCTTGGGCGGACCATAAGCGGGCAACGGAGGCTTTGAAGACGGAGCCTCCGCTTGTGCCTGGTGCGAAGGGTGGATTGGTGAAAAACCCGTGGTTCACAATCCGTAGCGACGCAGCGCGGATCATGATGGCCATGGGCGATAGGCTCGGTCTCGATCCTAAGGCGCGAGCGGGGCTAGCCAAGCCGGTCGAGGATAGGAATTCTAAATTTGCAGGCTTGATTGGCGGTGGAAAATGATCGTACGGATCGGCGCATGAATTATTCACGAATCTACGATCAGTTTATCGCCCACCGGAGGAATAAGGGAGTTCCTGAAGGTTATTGCGAGGGGCATCACATTGTACCCCGTAGCTTGGGCGGTGGTGATGAGCCAGAAAATCTGATCAAGCTAACGCCAGAAGACCATTTCTTTGCTCACTTGCTTCTTGCCAAAATCCATGGCGGTCGCCAGTGGCTACCCATCTCATACTGGATGGGTGGAGATCGGCGGAGGTGGTCTGGAAGGGTATCTCGTTTCCACCACGGCTGGATACGTCGCTCGATGCATGAGGCGTACAGGGGCGTAAATCATCCGAAGGCAGACCAAGTCGTGTATGCCTTAGAGAACGCGGATGGAAGAACATTTGTTGGGTTTCGACATGAGATTATCGCAGCGGGGCTGCTCAGTTCCTCGGCGCTAAGCGCTCTTCTTTTGGGGCGCGAGGCGAAGAGCATGTACGGGTGGTATCTGCAAGGAAGTAGGCCCGATTTCATCGGCAGGGGGTCTAGGCTTGGCACTGACCACCCGCAGGCGAATAGAGATACTCACGTTTTCAGGCACATAGACGGGCGGTCGTTTCGCGGAACGCGCGTTGAATTCTATAAGGCCGAGGGGGTATCTCGGTCAGCTACTCGACGACTTGTTGCGGGAGACCAAACAATAGCGTCTGGATGGTACATGGACGGCTCGACACCCTCGGAGCGAGGACGGGCTCGGCAATATTTGGGCATGGACAATGGCGACATGCGGGGGTTCCGTTCAGCGGCCTGATTGGGCAAAGCGCGGAGAAGGCGTCGACCAAGTAGGGCTGGACCGCGCGCAACGAGTCATAGATTTCATAGAATTGTTAAAGGTGCCGTCCGGCAAAGGCGAAGGAAACCCTATTCGCCTCCGCGACTGGCAGAAGCAGTTTATCGTGGACGTTTATGCGCCGAACATTGACGGCGAGCGCCGTGTACGTCGCGCCATTCTTTCTGTAGCGCGTAAAAACGGCAAGACGATGCTGATTGCCGCACTTGTGCTTGCGCATCTTGTGGGGCCGGAGGCAATCCGGAACGGAGAAATTTACAGCGCGGCGACGGACCGCGAACAGGCCGGACAGGTCTTCAAGTTCGCCCGGCAGCTTGTGGAGGCGGAGCCGGAATTTGCGCTGAATGGCTCGTTGCCAATCACGATTGTTCCGTCAACCAAAACGCTTCTGTGTAAGCATAATGGTAGTTTCTACCGGGCTCTCTCGGCTGAGGCCGGTACAAAGCACGGGCTCAACCCGTCCGTGTGGATTTATGACGAGCTTGCGCAGGCGCGCGACCATGAACTGTACGATGTTCTGAACACGTCGCAGGGTGCGCGGGACGAGCCGCTTGGGTTTGTAATTTCAACGCAGTCTCCGGATCCAGAGCACCCGCTGTCAAAGCTCATTGACGACGGACTGCGGGCTGACGATACCGGCATTGCGGTCCATTTATACGAAGCTCCTGAGGAGTGCGAAGACCTACTTGATGAAGAAGCGTGGGCTGCGGCTAATCCGGCGCTGGGCGACTTCCGCAAGATAGAGGACGTTCGCGCTCTCGCCAATGAGGCAGTCAGACAGGTTTCCAAGGAACCAGCTTTCCGCAACCTATACCTAAACCAGCGTGTTGATCAAACAACGCCTCTTATCGTGCGCTCAGAATGGAAGGCTTGCGAAACGGATGCCGATGCAGAGCGCAGCCCGGAAACTGGCGTGCTTCGCAAGGGTGAGCGGATTTATCTTGGCCTGGATTTGTCGGCCAAGGTTGATTTGACCGCGCTGGTAGCGGTCTCTGCGGAGCCGGGAAGCGACCGCGTCAAAGCGTGGCACTGGAAGCCGAAGGATCACCTTAGGGACCACGCACAGAGGGACGCGTTTGATTACGTAGAGATGCATGCGCGCGGCTGGCTGGAGGCACCTCCAGGCAAGGTTATCGACTATGGTTACGTTGCCAATAGAATCGCGCAAATTTCGCAAGAATACGAGATTGTCGGTATCGCTTACGATAGGCACAAGATTGACAGCCTACTAGTCGAGTTTGATCGTGCTGGAGTCGAAGCCTACAAAGACGATAAGAACAAGCGAGACGGAGCAATCCGTATGGTGGATTGGGGGCAGGGCTTCGTAAGCATGGGTCCTGCCGTTGACGCCGTTGAAGAGTCGGTAATCACCCGCCGCTTCAAGCATGATGGCAATCCTGTATTGGGATTCTGTTTCGCCAACGCTGTTGTGATTGCGGATTCGGCTGGCAATCGAAAATTAGACAAGGCCGCCACTCGGTTCCGTATCGATGGCGCGGTAGCTTGTGCCATGGCGCAAGGTTTGAAGGCTAGAGATCTGGTGGAAAACCCGCCGAGTCTCGACGACTTCGTAAACAACATAATTTCTGTAACCTGGTAGCAAGGAGCGGCCATGGCTTGGTGGGACCGATGGCTCGGCCGCACAATTGACTTGAACGCGTCGAGCGAACCGTTCTGGCGCGGCTTTTTCGGTGGCGACACGACCAGCGGCGAAGTGGTGAATTACGACCGCGCGATGCAGTTGGATGCCGTTTGGGCTTGCGTTAATCTGATATCCAACTCGGTGAAGACGCTGCCATGCCTTGTGTACGGTGCTGACGGCACACAGGTTGACGACAAGTCGCCGCTGTACGAGCTTCTGCACGACATGCCCAACCTGGACGACACGGCGTCGGACTTTTGGGCTATGTGCGCGCTGTGCCTATGCCTGG